ACCATCGGCAGAGAAGACCTCAATATCGATGTTGGCGGTCTTGATTAGACTGCGGTCATAGTGAATCTGGTTAGGCCATTCTTCCGCAATGAACTGTGCGACATAGTTGGTGTTGCCTGCGATTTCGAAGTTAGAGACGTTCTCATAACGTTTGTTGAAATCTTTCGCCTCAGACATAGACTCGAAGACGACAGGTTGCATCGGAATACCGTCTAGGGTAGTCCAACCTTCCTCGTTTTCTCCGGACATGAATAGTGTGGGTTTAAATGGAATGCGAGATTTGGTCGCGAGACCGTTTTCGTCATATCCACGGTATAATAGTTTGTCGCCATATCGGACGACAGAAGTATAGAATTTATTAGTCATGGTATCCATTATAAATGAAAAAGGGGGTCTTGTCAACCCCCTTGGTTATAGAACTCAAATCACGCAGGAATTTCTATGAGATTCTTACCCAATTTACGGTTATCCGTTTTGGTCTGAACTGCGAAATTAGAAAGTCCAGTTTTACCACCATCGGCATGAGGAACGATATGACCTATCTCAAATTCAGTTGTAAGTACATCTTCCATCGGTATCTCGACACCTTCTGGTGTAACCCAACCTTGATCTTTAGCTGCGATTAACTTCTCTTCTCTATTGCCACTTCTACGAGAATCTAGTTCAATAAAGTACTTAGATGCATCGAAATTCTTAATGATAAGTTTGTTACGTAATTTGTTGAACGTAATTTCACGTGCTCTCAACAACTCAGAGAATGTGGCAGAACGGCCAGAGGCTCTGTATTTATGTTCCGTCTTATCTCTCAGTAACTCTATCTGTACGTTCACATAATCAGTAACAAAAGATTCACCATCAGAAAGTTTCTTACCAGAACGAATTTGTTCTAGATACAACACAAACAAATCGAGTAATCCATTTTCACGTTTAAATACAGAAATCTTCTTACCTACAATCTTTAAGAATCGTGTCACCTCACGTGAATATTTGTTGGCGAGTTTATTGGCGTTCTCGTCATAATACATTTCTTTAATAGATCTGTTGGTGATCTTAGCATCAATACCGTTGATGTATATAGCACACAAACCAGCCAAGTAATCGTCAATCTTTCTGCGGTTCACTTCTTTGGTCGAGAATACGCCACCCTCTAGGAATAGTTTTCTCTGTCTGGTTGCTAGTTCACGAATCTCAGATGCAACATTAGAAAGAATCGGGTTGCGGAGTTCAGCAGCGTTTAGTGTTACCCCACTGTTTACTACCAAGAATAAACGAGTGATGTCTTCTTGGGTCGAGTTGGTGTAAACCTCTAGAGTAATTTTACGCGAATCAAGAATATTTTTTAGACCCAGAGGTAAGGTAGAGTACTTACTATTTTTAGATGTAATGGTATATACTTCATCTGCCACAACATACGTCCCTTCGGATAGAGAAAACTCATCTTGAAAGAAGGACACTAAACACTTTGTTCTATTGTTAGAGTCTAAGTTTAAGTAATCATAATTTCCGAACTGTAGAAAGTATTTAATTGAGTCTCGGTCGTTACTCAGTTCAGCATATGTCAGACATGACTTGACATGCGCAAGAATAAATTTGGATGGTGCGGTATTTAATATTAATGATACAATATAGTCTTGTTTGTTGGATAGTTCCCAACGAGTAACCGACTGACACGCTAGATCCGCATGGATTTTCTCTGCCATTTGAGTGTATGCGAAAAAAGTTACGTTGAGTGTTTTTGATTCTACTGATCTGTACGTTTTTTGAATTTTCATAATATTAGCCTTTATATAATTTAAGTTAGGGTTTGTAATTGGAGAAGGAGTCGTGTTATAGAGTCGTTCTTGGTCATTACAGGAGTAATTATACTACAACAATCTTAATATTGTCAACACTTATTTCAAATAAAGCGTGACCATACTTTCATAATGGGTCATATTACCGAATAATATCGATATCTTCGGGGTTGGTATTCCACGTCTCAACTGTTGTGCGTAGTCTACCTTCGGACTTGAGAGTCTCATATCGTTTAGACGCTTTGTTGCGCCACCACTCAATAACATTCTCAACTTCGAATCTGTCAAAGTTTTCTGCTGGTTTGATTTCGTCGGTCTTCAAGTTCATGTAGTCCTTGACTGACTGAGCCTCATGACCATATGTACTATAATAAGAACGTTTACGTTCCGTCAATCCCTTCGCATCAACAAACGTCTGACAGAACTTCTTATACGCATTATCATCCACACCCTTCAGTGACGCTTTGATGATAGATGCCATCTTTGTCTGAGTCTTGAGTTTGCGTGATGACGCATCAGCGGGAACCAGATAGTCACCTTCGTTGCGTTGTTTGAACCAATCATTGAGAGACCGGAACTTTTCGTCATTGATAAGTGGTGCAAAGTTAGAGTCTGTCAGTCCGTTGTGACGTAGGAACGGACGCATGCCGTCATACATGGAAGAAGACTTAGTAGACCCATAGAGACTAGTTGTTTCGAAAAGACATATGTTAGCATCGTACTTTTTGTTGAGTGCACGACGGACTTGATGAGAACAACAGATACTCGCAAGAAGTTTACCCGCAAGATAGTTATAACCAGCTGGTTGTACAGGAACGATATTGAATCCCATAATAGCAGACTTATTGAAACGATGCATCACGTCCGGACTCATGGTATCAAGAGGTGCACCCAACCACTCATTGCGAGGACGAGAGTTGATGGTAGGAGAACCGAAACGAATCATACCGAATATCTGTCCGGTATTCTTCTCCTTGACCATGTAAAGTAATTGTTTGCCGGGAATTGACGACTCGACTGGAGCGGACGTTGTTATCTCCATGTAGGTCATGAACTGGTCTTGTCGACACTCAAAGATGGAGAACTCCATGTCGTTTGGGTGGATGTTGAAATCATCGAAGACATCTGTCTCAGGGCCCATGCCTGGCAAAGAAGCAGGGAAAGTTTTCATTCTATCCATCTTTATAGAACGTTGGTATTCGTCAATACGATTGAAACTTCCGAAGAACTCATCGAAGATGTTTGCTGCGTATATTGCGTCAGTTTGGTTTAGAATCATAATAAATCTCTCATTCAGTTGACACATTATACACTAATAGAACACCCCTGTCAATCAATTACCTTAAAAAACTTATGTCTTGTCCACGGTTGTTCTTGATTCTTATCTGAGTACCCATGATGGTCTTGGGTCACACACAAACGTTTTGAAATTACCTGTGTGGTCGGTGTAGGTATGCCAGTCTTGTGTCTATCTGGTTCGTTGAAGTAAACTCCAATGTCGCGACCAACACCTATTGTATCACATTCGTTCCAAGGATGCAAGGCGGTATTGCGTATTCCGTAATAATTAACATCCGGACGATGCAGATAGTCTGTGCTATATGTTCTGAAAAGACGTTGTAGAACACAGTAAGGTCCACAGTTAATCGGAAAATTGTTCTGAGTCATCATGTGGTGGGACCAGTGTGCGAAACTCCTGTCCATGCAGTACATACCCATGAACAGTCCTATATTCGCGTAGAGCGTGTTCTCTGCGTACTCAGAGAGTAGTTTGAACGATTCGTATCTCTCTTCGAGTAACCAAGTGTCATGTTCCATGATCCAGAACTTTTCGTCTGACTGACCTTGTTGTCTCATGAGTTCCCAGTGAGAACACATCCCTGCCTTCTCTGTAGGTGAGTGGTCATCTTTCGTATTGGGAGAGTTCAAGTCTAATGTCATCAGACTCTTAGACCATTTATACTTATTTACGTGAGACTGAAAGTCTTCGGATTGGGGAGTGATAGCATCGAAGGTTTCGATGGAGTCGATGTAACCATCGTCGATGGCACGTTGGAAAGAACGTTGAGAGAGATAGGCATACTCCTCAGACCGTTCATCACCTTTCATTACAATTTGTATCGCTTTCATATATTGACCATAAAAAAAAGGGGGATTTAACTCCCCCTTATTTATGTGTTTAGACTAATGGTTTTAGACAGATAAACATGGTATAAACCACACCTACTACCGCAAAAGTCAGACTCACATCTTCAAATCTAAAATACCTGTTATAAGGACTTCTTAGATGACGTGAAACTTTCTTCTGTTGCATTTACGTTCTCCTCGTTTAATAGTTGAGGACTCAATGTTTGAGACCCGTTGATTTCAACTTTACGAGGCCGCTGAGAATCAGGGATTATTACCTCCAATTGGATGGCAAGTAACCCGTTCCTGAAATCAGCTCCCATTACTTCAACATACTCCGACATGCGGAATTGTCTTTCGAACTTCTTCGTTGATATTCCTTTATGGATGTAATCTCGATCCGAATCTTTTATCTGTCCTCTAATGGTCAGTGTTCGGTTCTTTACTTCGATTTCGAGTTCGTCTTCGGCAAAACCGGCGACGGCTAACTCGATTAGGTATTGATCCTCACCCGTCTTTAATATATTGTGCGGAGGGAATGTGTCACCAGAGTTTCTTGAGATTCGATCTAATTCATCAATCATGGTATCAAAACCAACGAATGCTGAACGTGGAAACAATTGCTTTGCTGTTAATGTCATGCTGTGACTCCTAAATAATTAGCAAGTTTATTATGGATACCCGACCATTCGGCATATCCGGTACTATATATACAAGTTGTGAGAATAAAAGTAACAAAAGTGTTACTATTTTAAGTTATCTTCGTTATCAATATTAATTATGGGCAACGAAGCATCGACCAACACTACCTTCTCACTTTCGATAATGTGGATTACTTCTAAAGTAAGTTCTATATCTCTCTGTATGTAAGATATCTTAGACTCACACTCTTCAAGATGTTTACGATAGAATTCTAATTCTTTTTCTTTTTCTACTTTCTTTGCACTTATCTCGGCAAGAGATACCACATTGTTCTTTTTGCCAGACATAACTAGTCCTTAGTAGTACATTGATGGATCTGGAGTTCCTTCTATTCCAAATGAAAATGATACACGAGATTCCCTAGGGAATACTTGATGATGAGTTGAACGTGGTAAGTAAACATACATACCCGGTTCAAAGTCAAACGGTTCATTATCGTTTATGCCTTCCACCTTTAGACCGACAGTACTAATAACCTGAACTAAGAACACATCCATAGCATCTTTGTGCCATGGATAAGAACCACTTGCACGACCAAAACCACTAAACGCAATGTTAGTGATTTTGTTCTGGTGCAGTGTGAACACATCTTGTAACTCTGTATAGATGTTCTTCGCAAACTCTGGTGAACTACCACGAGTATGGAAGTTGTTCAAACCTATACGCATCTTATCTGAGTTTCTGTCGTATAGGTCATTTGGATGCGAGTCCATCATTTGCATGAACTCGTTCCAATTGTAAGTCTCTTTCATATCAAACGGAAGTTTGCCTACGAACGGAGTCTTGGTGCGAATATTATCTTCACGATTATCAAAAATATCATAACAAATTTCTGACATTAACTATTTCCAATATTATATTTTGGTTGTAGTGTCCACTCAGACTTATCTCGAAATGAGATAATTTTGATTTGTCTCATTGGAGCACAATCACGTGCAACTTCTTTATTCACGATTCCAACTAATCCCCAGTCTGCAAGCAGAGTGGCGATAGTGTTACGTCTTTCCATATCAGACGTTTCTAAGTTTGACTTCTTACCATCCAACAAGAATAGTTCTTTAAAATGAACGATAAAGTACCTACCCTGTTTATGCAAGATATGGCACGATTGGTATAGAGTATTGTCTCTCCGAGACGCAACACCTATACGTGTTAATGTTTCTCTGACTTTTAGAAAGTCATCCGGTTCGGACAGACTGATCTCTAGCATCATGTCCGAATTCCATTGGACTAAGTTATTCTCTTCCACCTTTTGCTACCTTTAGTTTGATAGTTTTTATTTGTGATTCCGTTAAGAGTCCTATGACTTGTTTCGCCTTCTGTTCACTGTAACCAAAATACTCCTTGATACATTCCATGTCGGCTCTTTGATCAGGTTTGTCCCATTTAGAGAATCGTTTCCTTTTCCGTATAATATTTATAAGAAAATCGTATTGCATCTTAACATCTAAGTGATGTAATCTGTTCATTTCATTGGACATAAACACCGTGTCCGGAAAATAAGACAGAGACCTATTAACAACAAACCCATTATAGTGCTTGGTATTATCTTGGTCTTGATCAATAAGATTGACTTTAGTGTCATTTATACTTTTCAGAAAGTCAAATGGACTCATGGTTTTATTTCCACGTTTGCCATGACTTCGGTCATACATGCGACAAGATTCAGTTCGTGGTCAGCAACAAACGCATTCTTGTACTGGTAATCCGCAAGGATAAGAACCAACTGGGGAATACTGTTTGGTGCGACGTGGTCATACATTTTATCATAAACACCACGGAAGATTGACGCCGGTTCAACATCGATGTTGTTTACTACCCACGATCGCATCTTCTTGAAGTTCTTCTCACGAATTGCACTGAACAATTGAGAGTAAGTATCGGAGATATCCGCACTTACACTATTAGAGACATTGAGTGTCCCAGAGACAGACCCCTTCTGACACTCATTAAGAACACGTCTCCAATCTGGTGCATGTTTCATGATGATGTTGGCCAATACGTTTTTATCGTACTCCACACCCTCTTGTTGCAAGATTCCTTGGAGACGCTGCATGAACCCACCACATAGCGAGGTCATAGTTTTCTTGTTGAAGTTAAAGGCGTATTTAGAACACCTTGAATGTAGTGGTTCGATGATACGGTTCTCAAAGTTACACGTCATGATGAAACGACAGTTGTTCGAGAACTCTTCGATAAACCCACGGAGAGCGGGTTGCGTCGATTGGGGGTTTAGATAGTCTGCCTCATCTAGGATGACCACCTTGTAACCACCAGACAAAGACACAGACGATGCGAACTGTTTAATCTTACCTCGTAGGGTGTCGATGTTACCTTCTTCCGACCCGTTGATGACAATATAGTCTAGGTCAAGTTCCTCACAGATGGCACGTGCCACCGTGGTCTTACCAGTACCAGCAGTACCAGTAAACATCATGTTGAGGATTTCACCACCATCCACGATGTTTTGAAATGTTTGTTTTAGGTCATCCGGAAGGATTGTTTCGGAAACTTTCTTCGGACGATACTTTTCAACCCACAAAAACTCATTGCTCATTACAACTCCATAATATAAATTAACTTTCAATAGGGGATATTATACTACAAAACCCCTCTCATGTAAACTATCTGTAGACAATTATTTATAATAATTATCAGTTACAGACTGATGGTTTTTTTCAATTGATGTGATAAAATTTGGTGATTTTAAGAAATGGAGCTCGGAACAGGAGTCGAACCTGCGACCTGCTGATTACAAGTCAGCTGCTCTACCAACTGAGCTATCCGAGCATTTCTTACTATGTATATATGTATACTGAAAAGGTCGGTCTCTTGAATCAATTAATTCATAATATAAAGTTTAATCAATTCGAATCATATCCTAGGGCAAAGACATTATGACTCAAGAGACCGAAAGGGGTTACTTCTTCTTAGATTTAGAAGATTTGTTAGCTGCGATTTCTTCTTCTGCGAATGCCTTTGCGACAGTCTCATAGAGGGCAACAACTTGGATTGCTTGGTCTCGTAGTTGACCTACGGTAGTTAATTCTTCACCTTTGAAACCACCACGTGTAACAACGGTGTCGACCACCGCAATACAAGAACGTGCAACACGGTTCGATAGGTCATTTAGGGTTTTTTGTTCTTCAGTCATGTTATGCTCCGTAAGTTGATGACTTTTCAAGTGCAATAAAGTATTGCGTTTCTGAAGTAGTTGATTTGAAGTGTGATATTAGTTTCGTGGAGACATCGACCTGATAATCTTCACCCATCAACTTCATATTAGATACACCCATAATAAAATTGAAATCGGTACCTTCAGGGAATTGACCTTCAACTAATATAGAGTACGAGTTAGACGTGGAATCATTGGTGTCTACAACTGCAATCTCAATAGAATTTCCGTTTGGACGGATAGAGATATTGTCGTATCCAAGTGCAGATGACGCACGTTTAATCTTGCTTAGAGTTTCGTTGGTAAGCAAGAACTTGACTTCACACTCAGGCATAACGATATCTTTCTTAGGTGCAGAAAGCATCTCAGGGTCAGAGTAGAAGTATTTTACAGATGATAAACCACTGCCGTCTGATACGGTACAGAAGTTTTCTCCGAAAGTAATTGATGGACGATCCACCAAAGACAACACAGACAAGAACTCAGAGAGGTCATAGATACCGAAAGTATTCGGGAAACTCTCGTCAATCTCAGCACGAGATACGATGTTCTTTGCGATAGACATAGTCTTCAAGACGTTACCGCCATTGACTACAATATTTGGATTGATAGTCGAGAAGTTACGCAGTATCTCGACCGTGCGACTAGATAGTTCCATTGTTTCTTTCCTCAGTTAATATGGTGACCATTATATAACATTTGTGACCGTCTGTCAAGTGCTTTCTCTCATTCGACTAAAGTTTTTGTCTTTGATGAATGTCAACTTACGTTCGAAGTGAGCATCCTCAAGTTCAGTCTTATGGGAGATAACAAAGACATTAGTGTCTTCTTTCAACGTGTCAATAATCTTCATAAGGTTATCAACACCCTCACCGTCCAACGAAGAGTCGAACGTTTCATCTAGTATCAACAAATTAGTAGATACCGAATTCTTCATCTTGGCAATCTGTCGCCAAGTAAATAACAGGGACAAATCGATACGTTGTTTCTCACCTTCGGAGAAAGAATCGTATGAGAATGTGTCACGATAGCGTGACCGGATGGTCTCACTAAAACTATCGTCCAACTCAAAGTGGACAAAGAAATCTAGAATCTGTAAGTACTTGTTGGTCAACTCATTGATGACCGGCACGTACTGTCGAATGATTTTAGTCTTGATTCCGGTGTCTCGTAGTAACTCACTTGCAATACGGTTGTAAGATGCCTTCTCATTCAGAACAAACTTCTCATCTGTCCTTTCGTGTAATTCGGAATCCAGTGTCGTTAGATCTGTATTTGCCTGACCCATATCACCATGAGACTCTGTCATGTCTTGTAGGTCTTGTTGTATTTTACCGACAGACCGTTGCAGACGACTAATAGTCTGATTGTTATTGTTTAAAGTATTCTGATCTGCAAGACAGCTAGACATCTGTTCCTCTAGGGTCGTTATCTCTGTCTGGTACTGTTTCTGTTGTTCCTCCGCCTTATCCATTGCAGACTTCAGTTCTTTTGCCTTAGAGGTTGCAGCCTCCTTCTTACTCTTACGTAAGTCCTCTGCGATGTCTTGGTCACACGTAGGACAGTGTTCATTATCGTCAAAGAACTTTGCCTCTTTGACCACAGACTTCACTTGTGTCTTGAACTGTGCATAATATTCATCCAACTTACTCTTATTGGCACGAATACTGTTTAGACTCTCCGTGATAGTCGGTAACAAAGTGTTAACCGTCTCAGATAAAGTACTGTTCACCGCATTGAGTTCACCTATCTCTGTCTGGAGTTCTGAGATATCACTCTCTTTATCCTTACGCTGTTGAGTATTGATAGCAGTTAGATCACGGATATACTTCTTCTGTGCATTGATCTTAGTCTTAACCACTTCAATAGAATGGGTGTTGTTCTCAAGTTCGCCTTTTAGGAGAGAGGTTTTCTCCTTGAGTAACATATTCATCTTGGAGAAGATGTTAATGTCAAGGAGGTCTTCTATCACGTCACGTCGAGAGGTTGAGTTGAGTTGCATGAATGGGACAAAAGACGACGAACCTAGAACAACAATCTGGTGGAAACTCTTGTGAGACATCTGAAAGACGTTCTTCTCAAGAATATCCTGATACTCTCGTGCGTGAGAATTCTGGTTGATCATACTACCATCTTTCCAGATTTCAAACTTAGCAGGCTTAATGCCTCGCACCACACGATACTGCACCGCATTGACACTGAAAGTAACCTCAGTCACACAACCTTTATTATTAATTGTGTTGACCAATTGATTCTTAGTAATCTTACGGTGTGCTTTACCAAACAATGCAAAAGACAGTGCGTCAAGCATTGTAGACTTACCAGCACCGTTCTCACCAACAATCAAGTTAGTGGAACTGTCTAGGAAGTTTATTTCATTATAATAGTCACCCGTCGAAAGAAAGTTCTTCCAACGTAGGGTTTCAAATTTAATCATGCAATTTCGACACTCTGTGCTTCAATCATTAGTTCGGATACTACAGCCTTAATACGTTCTTTGTCTAAGTCTGTTTCTACTTCTTGGATATAATTATACACTAAAGTTTCGGTGTCGTCAATAGTTATATCAGAATCCGATACATTTTCTCCACGGAATTCTTTGAAGTCTTCGGCAATCTTTAGTTCATGAATCTTCTGTGACTGGATCTTATCAACATATCTCTCGAACTTTTGCATATCAGAACGGTTAGAGACAATCAACTTAACAAACTTACCATTCAGATACGACATGTCTTCGAAGTAATTAATAGTATCTTCATTATAATATATCTTATGGAACAGGGTGACCTTATTCTGCACTGGGGTCATCTCACGCGTTTCAGTGTCGTAGATGTGGAAGTATTTGGGGTCGTGTGCATCGTTCCAGAAAAACTCCATCTGCGAGCCTAGGTAAGTGATATTACCCTTACTAGATTTAGTGTGGAAGTGTCCAGACAACACAGTTTCAAAACGTTCTAGAGGTTTAGGATCCATGCCAGTGTGACAGACAATACCCTTGTCCATCTCAAATCCTGCGAGTTCAAAGTGGCCACCGATGACATCCGCACCACAGTTGTCTAAGAAAGTAAGAATCTCTTTCTCATTCTCAGGACAAATCCAAGGGACAAGACCGAACTTGACACCACCATAATCACGGACGATAGGATCCATGAGGATATCAACCTCATTGATATAGTGACCCATCAACTCCTTGAGAGAGTTCAACTCGATGGTGTTTTTGAAATAAACGTCGTGGTTGCCGGGAATGATATCCATGTGCATGTTGTACTCACGGAGTTTATCCAAGAATATCTGTCGGTTGTGGTTCAACGCTTTGAGGTTGATAGTCTTACGGTTATCATAGTAGTCACCCAGATGTAGAATCTGAGTAATACCATGTTCTTTCAGATAGGGAAAGAACTCTTCACTATAGAATCGTTCTTGGTAATCCATAAAGATATCAGAAGAATTACGACATCCGCAGTGGGTGTCGTTAAGTATTGCTATTTTCATAAATGACTCAACTCAATTTATATGACGACTATTATACTATAATAAAAGGTGTCTGTCAAGTCATTATTCGATAAAGTCCGATAGGTCCGAGTCTACGTATACGGCACGTCTTTTTCTTTGCTTTTCTTCTTTCACATACTCTTTAAATTCAGTATCCGCAGTTTTAACAACATCAATTCGTTGTCGCAAGGTGTCTATAAAAGGAGAAGTTTGGTGTTGAAACATTCCATCCTCGTCATCACCCATGAAAGCACCGATATCTGCTTCGGCAATATACTTCATCTTGATGTCTTGTTGTTTCTTTTCTTTTTGAATACGACGGAGAAATGCATACCATGATATCTGTGTGAAGTACGCAAACGCATTTGGTTTACCAGAACGCGTGGCTGCTTCAATATCATAGTTTTCAATTGCTTTAAGACAGTTCTCTACTGCGTCCATTACCATCTCTTCACGATAGGTATAACGAACAAAGTTTGCTTTATGAGATAACCCTTCCGCAATCTTTAAAAAACAAGTAGCGATATAGTTAGTAACTATAGGGTGATCCTTACCATTTTCTTTTGCTTCCTGTACTGAGGTACAGTAGTCGACGACTGCGTTTGAGAAGTCTTTGTTACTTACGTAATGCGGTTTTTCTTTAGGTTTCATAATATACCACTTATTTGATTTAGTACGTATTATACCAAAATATTACTGGTTTGTCAATTGGTTACTATCAATTACTCGTTTTCTTAGGTCACTAGATGAGAATCTGTGAGACCTTTCATTGAAGTATAACTGTATGCCGCGTTTACGACAAATATCTTTTCCTGTGAAATCTAAATCTCGATACTCCTCACCCATGATACGCAAGTCTATTTGATACATAGCAAGAATATCTTCTAAGTCTTGTTCAGTCACATAGGGGATGATTTCATCAACATACCCCACAGCATTCAACTGAGTGTATCGTTCGACAATTGATTGTACTGGGGGATTTTTATAGTCACGATCAAGAGAAGGGTCTACTTGTAGTCCGCAAATAAGATAGTCGCAGTGCGCTTTCGCATCTCGTAACATAGCGACATGACCCGCATGAAGAAGGTCGAATGATGAACAAGTGAATCCTACTACCATAACGTTTTATGTTGTTTAACTAACATTT